GACCGGACCAACCGGATTGATCTTTGCAATGCGTGCCAAGTACAATGCAATGGGTACAGCAGGCGCAGCAGATAGCAATGAAGCTTTCTTCAACGAAGCTAATACCATTTTCTCTGGTGCTGGTTCCTCTGGTAACCCTTACGGTTTCCGTGGTAACAACACCACTGACGTTAGAACAAATACAGTTGCAGACTTCACCGCTAACTCATACACAACTGGTATTGGCATGCCAACCAGCCGTGCTGAAGGTTTGGGTGCAGATACTGATACAGGTATGTTCAATCAAATGGCATTTAGCATTGAGAAGGTTACTGTTACCGCTCAATCACGCGCATTGAAAGCTGAATACTCACTAGAACTTGCACAAGACTTGAAAGCAATTCATGGTCTTGATGCAGAAACAGAATTGTCAAACATTCTGTCTACTGAGATTCTTGCTGAAATCAACCGTGAAGTTATTCGTACCATTTACACAACTGCTGTTGCAGGTGCTCAGTATGGTACAACCACCGCAGGTGCTTTTGACTTAGATACAGATTCAAATGGTCGTTGGTCTGTTGAACGTTTCAAAGGTTTGATTTTCCAAATCGAACGTGATGCAAACGTAATTGCTAAGCAGACTCGTCGTGGTAAAGGTAACGTCATGATCGTTTCTTCTGACGTTGCATCTGCTATGGCTATGGCTGGTGTATTGCAGTATACTCCTAATTTGTCAGCTGACCTACAAGTAGATGACACAGGTAATACATTCGCTGGTCTACTACATGGTCGGATCAAAGTATACATTGATCCATATTTCGGTGGTTACACTTCTAACCAAGAATTGGTAACAATTGGTTATAAGGGTTCATCACCATATGACGCAGGTTTGTTCTACTGCCCATACGTTCCTCTACAAATGGTTCGTGCAGTTGATCAGTACACCTTCCAACCAAAAATTGGTTTCAAGACTCGTTACGGTATGGTTGCAAACCCATTCGCAGCTGGTTTAAATCCAAACAATGGTGCATTGAACGCTCGTTCAAACGTATATTACAGAATTTTCCAAGTCAAGAACTTGATGTAATTACGAAACCACCGCAGAGTGGTCTTTACAGAGGGTGCTTCGGCACCCTCTTTTTTTGCCTCCTAAATACTGATATAGGAGATTTAAATGACGGCATTAAATAGAAATCCAGAAAATTTAAATTATTTTCAACCCACAAAATTTTTACTAACATTTAGTAGAATAAGCACGGTTCAATATTTTTGTCAAGAGATAAACATACCAGGTGTTTCTCTTGGTGAAGTTGATCGTGTTACTCCTTTTTTAGATATGTACTCTCCTGGAACAAAATTAAAATATGACTTACTTGATGTAACTTTTACTGTCGATGAAGAATTGGAAGCTTGGAAAAATTTATATAATTGGTTCATTTCAATTGCTAATCCAGAAGGATTTGAAGGCAGAAAATCCACTATTGAATTACAAAGAAATAAAAACTTTTCTGATGCCACTTTAACTGTATTAAACGCATTGAATAATCCAGTTCTAAGAATAGAATATAAAAATTGTTTTCCGTTATCGATGTCGGATATTAAATTGGACACCAAATCTTCAGCAGATCAAATAATAACTTGTACTTCTACTTTTAGGTATGAATCATATAAGTACTTGACATTATAATTAAAATTTGTTATTATGTTATTTTGATACCATTTTAAACATTATGGAAACACTTGAACAAATATTAAATATGTGGGAAAAAGATTCTGTTATAGATCAAACAGAACCAAGTAAAGAATTATTAAAGATACCTGTATATCACAGTAAGTATCTTGGCATTCTCACTAAACATAAAATTGCATCCAAAAAGGCTCACTTTGATTATCTACGCATAAAAAAAATCAAATGGGAATACTTTACTGGTAAATTGTCACAAGAGGAATTGAATGAATATGGTTGGGAACCATTTCAATTCGCACTTAAATCTGACATTAATACATACTTAGAAGCAGATAAAGACCTTATCAAGTTACTTGAAAAGAAAGTTTATCATGAAGAAGCCATCTCGGTTATAGAATCTATAATGCAAGAGTTAAAACAAAGAACCTGGCAATTAAGAGACTTTATTTCTTGGGAAAAATTTATTGCAGGACAGTGATGAGTGATTTGATAATTAATAAAAAGAATGAGGTATACGCAAAGATAACATGTGAAAAACACATTTCACAGGAGTTGTCAATTTATTTCACATTCTTTGTACCTGGTTATCAATTTATTCCTGCATTTAGAAATAAAATTTGGGATGGAAAAATTCGTTTATATAACCTACAAACAAATCAGATATATTTGGGGTTGATTGATTATGTAAAACAATTCTGTGAAGAAAGAAGTTACACATATGAATACGAAGAAATAGAAGATGAGTTTAGTATATATCATGCAGATAAATTTTTCAATACACTAAATTTACACACACAAGATAAAAAAATACAAGTCAAAGATCACCAAAAAAATGCATTCATACATGCAATGCAAAAAAGAAGATCATTATTATTATCACCAACATCTTCTGGCAAATCTCTAATCATCTATCTTCTTATCAGACAACTATTGGAATACCAGAATTTAAAAGGATTGATTATTGTACCTACCACATCTTTGGTTGAACAACTATACTCAGACTTTACAGATTATTCATCTGAAAATGGTTTCGATGTTTCAGAAAACGTACATAGAATTTACCAAGGAAAAGAAAAAATTTCTGATAAGTCAGTAATAATTTCAACTTGGCAATCTCTATACAATTTACCGGAAGAATACTTTCACCAATTTACATATATAATCGGAGATGAAGCTCACCTTTTCAAAGCACAATCATTAACTAAAATAATGACTGCTTGTATCAACACAAGATATAGAATTGGTTTGACAGGTACTTTAGACGGAACTAAAACACATAAACTGGTATTAGAAGGACTTTTTGGACCAGTTAAAACAGTAACAACAACAAAAGAATTAATCGACAGTAAAGACGTTTCGGCAATCAACATAAAATGTTTAGTGATTAAACATCCAGATGATATTTGTGACAAAGCAAAAGATTGGACCTATCAGGAAGAATTAGAATATCTTATAACATCCGAAAATAGAAATCGTTTTATAAGAAATCTTGCCATAAGTTTGAATAAAAACACTTTGATTTTATATCAAATGGTTGAAAAACATGGAAAAATATTATATAATATAATTAAAGAAAAAGCAAAAGATCGTAAAGTTTTTTTTGTTCATGGTAACGTTGAAGCCGAAGATAGAGAAGAAATTCGAGCAATCATGGAGAAAGAAAATGACGCAATCATTGTGGCCTCTTTTGGTACCTTTAGTACTGGTATTAATATACGCAACCTTCACAATATTATTTTTGCTAGCCCTTCGAAAAGTAGAGTTAGAAACTTACAAAGTATCGGAAGAGGATTGCGGCAGTCAGCTGGAAAAGAACAAGCAATTATCTACGACATTGCAGACGATATCAGATACAAAAAAAGAATGAATTTTACATTGCAACATTTTATGGAAAGAGTAAATATCTACAATGAAGAAAAGTTTCCATTTAAAATATACAATATAGGATTAAAAAATGGTAATTAAAATACTAAGATTTAAAAATGGATTAGACATTGTTTGCAAATGTGAATTTTACGATGATGTAGTTGTGATTGAGGATGCAATGATGTTTGAGGTCCGAGGTGTCAACTTAGCTATGCAACATTGGGCCCCTGCTGCAATAATTAAAGAAAATAAAACACATGTAATGGCAGATACAGTTCTTTGTTTTTTTGAACCGACTGAAGACTTTGTGGATTATTACTCTGAATTGATCGGTAAAATGAATAATAAATTAAATGAATTAAAAAATAGAGATGAAAATAATAATTCGGAAGAGCTCTTAAAAGAAATTATAGAAGGAACTTTAAAAGGATCCTATGTACATTAATTCTAGGGGCTACATTGCGAACTGTAACATTTGTCAAGCCTTTTGTCAACAACTTTTTTGGTATACTTGAAATGAGCAAACGAAAACACTATATTAATAATGAAGATTTCCTTAAAGCCCTTACTGATTACAAAAGTCAGTGTATGGAAGCTGAAAAAAATAATTCACTCAAACCAACTATACCAAATTACATTGGTGAATGTTGGATGAAAATTGCTGAAGGTTTGTCACATAAACCAAATTTTATTAACTACACTTACCGAGATGAAATGATTTCGGATGGTATTGAAAATTGTTTAATGTATTTCAACAACTTTGATCCTAAAGTTTCAAAAAACCCTTTTGCTTATTTTACTCAAATTATTTACTATGCTTTTCTTCGAAGAATCCAAAAAGAAAAAAAACAATTGTATATAAAATACAAAAGCACTGAACAAATTGGTATTTTGGATGAATATGAAATGATGGATTTTGAAGATGGTACAAGTAAACAATTTGAATTGTATGACAACATATCAGAATTCATAGAAACCTATGAAGAAACAAAGAAAAATAAAAAAGTAGAAAAAGAAACGATCAAAAAAACAAAAGGTCTTGAAAAATTTTTGGAGGAATAATCATGATGATGAATACACAACTTGGTGCAATTAGAGGTAATCCTAAAGTTGGATTTACTTGTTCTTGTTTTGATTTGTTTCATGCTGGTCATGTAATGATGCTTAAGGAGGCAAAAACTCAATGTGATTATTTGATTGTGGGTTTACAAACCGATCCAACAATCGACAGAGAATGGAAAAACAAACCAATACAAACAGTTTTTGAAAGATATGTTCAACTTGTGGCTTGCAAATACGTTGATGAAATTATACCATATGCAACAGAAAAAGAATTGCTGGACATATTGACTTCTTATCCAATAGATGTTAGAATCATCGGAGAAGAATACCGTGACAAACAATTTACTGGTTATAATTTAAATATGGGAATTTACTTTAACAGCAGACAACATAGTTTTTCTACAACCGAATTGAGACACCGTGTATTGAATGAAACTAATAGAAAACTACAACCTATAACTTCAGTGCGAGACTTAAAGGAATAAATCATTTCTAGCACCAAACTATACTAAATAACTTATAGGAGGTGTTTATGCAAGAAGATATTTTTGAATCATTAAAAAATTTTAAATGTGATATAAAATTTCATACTGTTCCTTGGGGATCGTCTTTACCTGGCGAAGCCAATCATATGTATGGATTAAAAGGAGAAAATCATCCTTCATATTGGTGGCATAAAGAAGAAGCCACCAAAGAATATTATGAAAATAAAAGAAAAAGTGTTTTGGAGAGTTGGATGAATGATGACGAAAGAAGAAAACAACATTCTGAAAGAATGAAGGCTAGATGGAAATCTGGTTTATTAACATCCGAAATATCAAGAAAAAATGGCCAACATGGTTTAAAAGGTAAAGAAATACACAATACACTTGACATTGAATATAAAGGTGTGTTATACTACGGTTGGCGTGAATTGCAAGAAAAAACCAAAGTAACAAAACATTTATATAAAAAATATTATTTAAACGGAATAGATCCTGAATCCAGAATTGGATGTGACGGACCTAATAACATTAACATGAAAAAAATTGATAAGGAGGTGTCGGAATGAAAGTAGCAGTAATAACCGACCAGCATTTTCGGTGCCAGGAATGATTCCGTTCATTTTTTGGACTTTTATGAAAAATTTTATAATGAAACATTTTTTCCTACCGTAAAAGAAGAATCTGTACAAGCCATTTTGATTCTTGGAGATACCTTTGACCGCCGAAAGTATATGAATTTTTATACTCTGAAACGGTCGAAAGAAATGTTTTTTGAACCCCTTGCAAGCTTAGGATTGGATGTACACATTCTTGCTGGCAACCACGATACTTATTTCAAGAACACCAACGATGTTAATTCAGTTGATTTATTATTGAATGAATATGGTGCATCATTTAATGTGATTGACTCACCTACAACGATCTATGTTGGTCCACACAAAGTTTGTATGATGCCATGGATCTGCCCAGAAAATTATGAAGAAAGCATGAATCTGTTACAAGATACAGATGCTGAGTATTGTATGGGTCATTTTGAGATTGCTGGTTTCGCAATGTATCGTGGCATGCCAAGTGAAGGTGGATTAGATCGTTCAATGTTTCGAAAATTCAAACAAACATTTAGTGGACATTATCATCACAAATCAAGTGCTGATGGAATAACCTATCTGGGAAATCCATACGAACTAACATGGCAAGATTATAATGACGATAGAGGATTTCATATTTTTGATTTGGAAAAAGATGAACTTAAATTTATCAAAAATCCAAACAGAATGTTTCATCGAATTATTTACGATGACAAAGTGGAATCAATCAAAGAAATTGATGGTAAAGATTTAAAAGGTTACAATAACACGTATGTTAAAGTGGTTGTAATCAACAAAACAAACCCATATTTGTTTGACAAATTCATGAACAATCTTTATAATGTCAATCCAATCGATATTACTGTTGCGGAAGATTTTACCGAGTTGTCTGGGGATGGAGATGATTTAGTGGATCAAGCTGAAGATACCATGACAATACTTAACAAATATGTTGATTCTATCAAAGAAGATAGTATTGATAACAACAGATTGAAAATTATATTGAAAGAACTCTACGTAGAGGCATTGAATACTGAAAAATGATTTTATTTGAAAAGGTTCGTTGGAAGAATTTTCTTTCAACAGGTAATGTATTTACTGAAGTCGCACTTAACAAATCAAACAATACACTTATCATAGGGCAAAATGGTGCTGGTAAATCCACCATACTAGATGCCTTATGTTTTGGTTTGTTTGGTAAACCTTTTCGCAAAATAAATAAACCGCAACTATTAAATTCTATCAACAATAAAGATGCATTGGTTGAAATAGAATTTAAAATTGGCCAAAAACAATATAAAGTTGTACGTGGTATCAAACCAAACACTTTTGAAATATACTGTAACAATGTTTTATTGAACCAAGATGCGGCTGCAAAAGACTACCAAGAAGTCTTAGAGAATCAAATTCTCAAATTAAATTACAAGTCCTTCACGCAAGTCGTCATTCTTGGTTCAGCCTCTTTTGTTCCATTCATGCAGTTATCAGCTGCTGATCGTAGAACCATCATTGAAGATTTATTGGACATTCAAATCTTCTCATCAATGAATTCCGTGGTCAAAGAAAAATTATCCGAAATCAAAGAAGAAACTAACAAAGTTAAATATGCCATATCTTTAAACAAAGAAAAAATTCAATTGCAACTTCAAAACATTGAAGACAGTAAAAAACTTAATGATGAAGAAATTGCCAAAAAACAAACCGAAATTGAAACGTCAAATAAACAAATTGAAAACATCAATGAATCCATTAGGTTAATTACAAAACATGTGAATGAATTGACGAATAAAGTTGGTGATAAAAAAGAAAAATTAGAAAAGAAATCCAAAAATCTTTTTCAAATTAAGGGCAAGATTGAAACCAATATTCAAAGAAATGCAAAAGATATTGAGTTTTACGAGAACAATCATGATTGTCCAACTTGTAAACAAGCCATTACAGAAGAATGGAAAAATTCTCAAGTATCAGAGAAGTCTGAAAAAATAGAATCTCAAGAAAAAGGATTAGGTGAAGTTGAAGAAGAATTGAAAAAAGTCACCGGTGATTTGAAAACAATTTCTGATATTGTTAATCATATCAACGAACACAACAATGAAATTACTAAACACAATGCAACCATATCTGCAATTAATGTTTACATTGCAAAATTAAATAGAGAAATAAACGAACTTTCAAACAAAAAAAATTCTTCTGAAGGTGATAACCTGAAACTGAGAGATTTGAAAACCGATCTTCACATGTTAAATGAATCACACGAAGAATTAGTTGAACTAAAACATTATAATGAATTTGCCAGTTCTTTGTTGAAAGATACTGGTATTAAAACTAAAATTATCAAACAATATTTGCCAATAATGAATAAACTCATTAATAAGTATTTAACAGCAATGGATTTCTTTGTTAATTTTAACATCAATGAAAATTTTGAAGAAACGATTAAAAGCAGACACCGAGATGAATTTTCATATGCAAACTTTTCCGAAGGTGAAAAGATGCGTATTGATTTGGCTTTGTTGTTTACCTGGCGCCAAATAGCAAAGTTAAAAAATTCCACCAACACCAATCTTCTCATTTTGGATGAAGTGTTTGATTCTAGTTTAGATACTGTTGGTACGGAAGAATTTCTAAAACTCATACACGAAATGGGATCAGACACAAACATATTTGTGATATCGCATAAAGGTGATCAACTGTTTGATAAATTTAGATCAGTAATTAAATTTGAGAAAAAAGGTAATTTTAGCCGTATTGCAAAATAAAGGAAATAAAATGAGTGACGATATTGTACTATACAACACAGAAGAACAATCAAAAATAAAAAAGCCTCTTGTACAAATAAAAATTTTTGATTTGGTACCACCACAGTCACCTGTTCTGAGGCAATATTTGTCAACTTTTGATTTCAATAATCCTCCAGTTAATCCAATTGATTTTGCATCCTCACTTGTTGAAACTTGTAAGAAATATAATGGTTTGGGACTGTCTGCGAATCAGTGTGGTTTTCCTTATAGAGTTTTTGTTATGGGTTTGGGTGATGAATATGTGGCGTATTTTAATCCAGAAATCCTTAGTTATGAAGGTGAACATCATATGTCAGAAGGTTGTTTGTCTTTTCCTTTGTTGAACATTGCAATTACAAGACCACAAAAAATTAATGTTTCATATCAGGATTTTAATGGAGAAACACATACCAAAACATTTGACGGTATAACCGCAAGATGTTTTCTACATGAGCTTGACCACATGAACGGAATATTGTATACTGATAGGGCAAAACCACTGGCACTAGAGTATGCAATGAAAAAAGTTAAAAAATTACAAACTAAATTGCATAAAGCAGTAAAAAGTGGAAGATTAAAACCTGAACAAATACCAACTTTATAATGGCAACACCTGTAGAATTTGTTGATGAACAATGGGATAAATGGCAAAAAGAAAATGATGCCAGTCGCTTTGAACATATTGACACCAACTTTTTGAAAGAAATGTTGGTTAAAGATTTGACCTATGCATCAAGCATGGATGTCAAAGAATATACGTTATATCAAAAGTGGTGTGAAGTACAAGAAAAATATCCGACAAGAATTATGAATACTCTTTTCGGAGAAGAAAAACAATTAATAAATCCAGAACAAGAAAGTTTGGTTAAAAAATTAAAATCCAAATTTTGGATGCCACAATCACCAGATGATTATGAAAATCTTGAACCGATGCTCATACTTTCAAATGGTGATTTAGCGGAAACATGGAACACAGTAAGAACATTTTCTTCTACAATGAAGAACAATTCAAACATTGGAAGAAATCTATATTATTCTGTTCTTGATAAGAGAACGGAAAAATATTTGGGAGTTATTTGTATATCATCTGATTTCTTGGATTTAACGCCAAGAGATAAAGACATTGGATGGCCTAGAGAAGTTAAAACACAACAGAGTATGATTAATCATACAGCAATCGGATCAACAATTGTTCCTTTGCAACCTCTTGGTTTTAATTATATGGGCGGCAAATTATTGGCATTGTTATGTTTGTCTGATACAGTTCAGAAAGATTGGAAGGAAAAATATGGTGACGTTCTTGTCGGAATTACTACCACTTCTCTTTACGGTAATACTAAGTCCAATGGTCTATCACAGTATGATGGCTTGGAACATTGGAAAAAAATGGGTTTCTCATCTGGCTCAGTCGCCTTTGAACCAACCAGAAAAACAATGAAGATGATCTTTGAATGGATCAAAGAAAACCATACTAGAAAATATTTTGAATGGTGGGAAGCAAAAAACAAAAATGGTTTGCCTCTTAAAAGGGACCATAAAAATCGTTCTTTGCATTTTGCATATTCAAAATTAAAGATACCTAAAAATTTGGTGAGAGCAGAACATCAAAGAGGTATCTACTTTTCTCCTTTGTATAACAATACAAATGAATTTTTGAGAAAAGAAATTGGTGTTAATGATTTGGTAAAATCTTTTGACACCAGTGAAAAAACTCTCAGTGACTTGTGGAAAATGAAATATGCCAAGGGCAGAATTTCTATGTTAAAGAAAAAGAATAATGTTTCGTATGAAACTCTATTTTATGATGACCTTATCTACATGTCCTGGGAGGAAACCAAGGCAAAATATTTGCCTCAAGTTGGCAGATAATTAAAATATGCCAAAAAAACTATTGACATTGAGACTATATAAATGTACAATGTGAATACTTGTGAAAACAAGATTTTATTAAACTTTGTAATTAGGAGATTATTATGAGCAAACTTTCCGCTAAACAACGCATCTTGAACTTTCTGAGCAAGAATGATGGTTATAACACACTTTCTGTTGCACAAGCTCGTGCTCGGTTTGGAATTCAAAATGTTGCGGCTCGCATCGATGAACTTCGTCAAGAAGGTCATTGCATTTACACCAACACCAAAACTCGCGCAGATGGCAGCAAAGTGTCTGTCTATCGTATTGGCACACCAACCAAAGCAATGGTTCGTACTGCCCTTCGTGCAGGTTACAGTTTTTCAGCTTAATTAAGTTGAACTCGGGGAGTACACCATTGGTGTAACTCCCTTTTTTTATATTTGGAGAGCAAATGGAAATTTCAATTAAAAAAGAAGACTTACAGAAAAAAAGTCTATTTGTAGCCACACCAATGTATGGAGGAATGAATCACGGTTTATATGCAAAAGCCTGCCTCGATCTTCAAGCTCTCTGCGTTCAATACGGTGTTTCGGTTAAATTTTCTTTCTTGTTCAATGAATCTTTGATTACAAGAGCTCGTAATTATCTTGTGGACGAATTTTTACACCGTTCTGAATGCACACACTTATTGTTTATTGATTCTGATATTCATTTTGAACCTAGAGATGTTATTGCACTTCTTGCTTTAGATAAAGAAGTTATTGGTGGGCCTTATCCAAAGAAAGCCATTAAATGGCGTTCTGTTCGCAAAGCTCTGGAAAAGAATCCGGAAATTGAACCACAACTTTTAGAAAAAGTTACTGGTGATTTTGTTTTTAATCCAGTTAAAGGTACGGAAAAGTTCAGTGTAACTGAACCATTAGAAGTATTGGAAATTGGAACAGGTTTTATGTTGGTTAATCGTGAAGTTTTTGGTAAAATGGAAGAAGCTTATCCAATGATTCGTTATAAACCTGATCACGTTGGTCAAGCACACTTTGACGGTTCTAGATATATTCATGCATTTTTTGATACTGTGATTGATACAAAAGATTCGATTACAGGTGGTGGTTCAGATAGATATCTTTCAGAAGATTATATGTTTTGTCAAATGTGGAGAAAAATAGGTGGACAAATTTGGTTGTGTCCATGGATGAAAACATCACATATTGGAACATATCATTTCCAAGGTGATATGCCAGCTGTTGCTAATTTCGTTGGAGAAATGTAATGATTGTGGGTTTACTTGGATTTATTGGTTCAGGTAAAGGCACCGCTGGCGACATTCTTAAAGATATGGGTTTCACTCCTATTTCCTTTGCAAAAGGTGTTAAGGATGTTACAGCAGAAATGTTTGGATGGCCCCGACATTTACTTGAAGGTGATACACAACATTCTAGAGATTGGCGAGAAAAGCCCGATAAATTTTGGTCATATGAATTTGGAAAAGAATTCACTCCTCGTCTAGCACTTCAACTCATGGGCACAGAAGTTGGTCGTAATGTATTTCATAAAGATTTTTGGATTTTAAAACTGAAAAATTATATTGATAATTCACCGGAACAAAATTATGTCGTTACAGATGTTAGATTTCAAAATGAAATTGATTTTATTAGTAACTACGGTGGAGTATTAATTGAAATACAGAGAGAAATTAAACCACATTGGTATAATATTGCAGTAAAAGCAAATCATGGAGATTTTAAAGCCGAATCATTTATGAAGAACAATGTACAAGTACATGAATCCGAATGGAGATGGATTGGTGGACAAATAGATTATGTTATTGATAATGTTGGAACTGTAAATGAATTAAAGAAAAAATTGTTAGGATGCTTGACAAAATCTTTTGGTTCAAATACAATAAATGAATTGACTAAGGGAGTATTTAATGAAACTATCTAACACAACACTAAATGTGCTTAAAAATTTTGCAGGAATTAATTCTGGAATTGAATTTAAACGTGGCAATAAAATCTCTACGATTTCTTCCACAAAAACTATTCTTGCAAAAGCAACTTTGACAGATGAATTTCCACAAGACTTTTGCATTTATGATTTGAATCAATTTCTGTCCGTACATTCTTTGAATAAAGATACTGAATTGCACTTTGAAACTAACAATGTGATTTTTAAATCTGGACGTAGTAAAACCGAATACAGAATGACGGCAAAAACTATGATTGTTTCTCCACCAGAGAAAGAATTGAAGCTGCCAACTATTGATGCACAATTCAATTTAAAAGAAGAAGATTTATCTCAAGCATTAAAAAATGCTAGTGTTCTTCAAGCACCACACATCTCTTTTCAATCTGATGGTTCCAAAATTTTTGTATCCGTTTTTGATGCAAAAGATGATTCATCACACACCAATTCTATTGAAATTGGTGATTCTGTGGACAACAAAAAATTCAAATGTGTGTTTCTTACAGAAAATTTTAAAATGATTATGGGCACATATGATGTAGAGATTTCATCACAAGGATTGGCATCATTTAAAAATTCTAACGGAACTATGGAATATTGGATTGCAATTGAATCTAAAGACTCCAAATTTGGAGAATAATGTGAGCAACAGTCGTAGAAACTTTGCAAAAGGCCTGGGTTTAACAGGCCTTTTTTTGGCTGGTGTTGCTGGTTACAAGGAGGTGCAAGAACGAATTGTTTACAAGCAAGATGAATTACCTACTAAAGAGTTGGAAAAACAACTTGAAGGTAAACCAGTGTTGCAATTACAAGCAACATATGGCACACGGAAACCTGTACAATCGTGGAGCCAATACAATATTGTTGGTTTCGGTGAAGAATATGTTGAAGGAACAAGAAAGGATGTAACAGTTAATATTGTACCTGGTCCTGATGGTAAACTTTATGTCAAAGAGAATGACACTTGGCGTAAAATCTGATATACTGATGTTTTATATTATGGAGAATTTGAATGACAGAACACATGCTCTGGGTGGAAAAGTATCGCCCAAATAAAATTGAAGATTGTATTCTTCCCGAAAATATTAAAAAGACCTTTCAGGAATTTTCAAACAAGAAAGAAATACCCAATTTATTGTTGAGTGGTACCGCAGGTGTCGGTAAAACCACAGTTGCGAAAGCTCTATGTGAAGAAGTTGGTTGTGATTATATTGTAATCAATGGTTCTGATGAGAATGGTGTTGACACCATTCGCGTCAAGATTAAAAACTATGCATCATCAATGTCTTTGATGGGCGGCCGCAAGGTCATTATTCTTGATGAAGCAGACTACCTGACACCAAATGCACAAGCAATTCTGAGAGCTGGCATTGAAGAATTTGCAAGTAATTGTTCCTTTATCTTTACTTGTAACTTCAAAAACAGAATTATTGATCCAATTCATTCTCGTTGTACTGTCATTGATTTCAAAGCCAATGGTAGTAAAGCTAAAATGGCAGCACAATTTTTCAAACGTGTTGAATGGATTCTTCAGACTGAAAAAATTCAATATGAAAAAGATGTTGTGGCCGCAGTCATCACAAAACATTTTCCAGACAATCGCCGAATTCTAAATGAGTTACAGAGATATGGTGTTAGTGGTGTCATTGATAAAGGTATTCTTGTTGCAATTTCCGATGTGCAACTTGGTGAATTGACCAAATCTTTGGCCAATAAAGATTTTGCGTCTTGTCGTAAATGGGTCACCAACAACTTGGACAACGATCCTGCACGTATTTTTCGCACACTCTATGATTCACTGTACGAACAACTGAAGGGTGGTTCTGTACCACAATTAGTACTTATTCTTGCCAAATATCAATATCAGGCAGCTTTTGTTGCCGATCACGAAATCAATTTGATGGCCTGTCTCACGGAAATCATGGTGGAGTGTGAGTTCAAATGAGTCCGTTTGATTATGTTGATCTAGTATTACACAAAAAGAAACAAGATGGAGAGTTAGATTTTGTAGACTACGCACCTTTTATTGTAAACCGTTCCTTATCCTATCACTTAGATTGCGTTCTTTTCGCACAGGAGATGAATCTTAATCCTTCTTTAGATAAAGATATGCAATATCACTATCTTCTAAATAATATCAGACCTATGAAACGGAAGTTCCAACCGTGGCAAAAGGCTCAAAAAGATAAAGATATTGAGTGTGTAAAGTTATATTTTGGTTATTCTGACCGAAAGGCTGTAGAAGCACTTCGTATACTTTCTGATGAACAAATCGCTGAAATAAGAATAAAAACAGATAAAGGCGGAGTGAAATGATTGAAGTAAAAGATTTAATACAGGTGACATTAAATGAAGATGACGATTTTTTAAAAGTAAGAGAAACACTAACGAGAATCGGAGTTGCTTCTAAAAAAGACAAAACTCTATATCAGTCTTGTCATATTTTACACAAAAGAGGATCATATTACATAGTTCATTTTAAAGAACTATTTGCACTTGATGGTAAACCTACGGATATAACCGAGAATGATCTTTCCAGAAGAAATGCAATTGTTAATTTACTGGAGGATTGGGGTCTTGTAAAAGTGGTAAATAAGAAACAAACGGAAAATCCTCCTCCAATTTTTTTATCTCAAGTTAAAATTCTTTCACACAAAGAAAAAAATGATTGGCAGCTGATACCAAAATACAACATTGGAAAAAAATCCAATCAATCTGGTTGACAAGTGCAAAAAACTGTGGTATAATAGTTTAACTGTTATAGGATTTTAATCATGGAAATTCAACTGTCAACAATTAGTATTTTTGCCATTGGCGCATTTTTAGGTGCTTTATTTGGTCGCCTAATAACATTTGGTATACTTTCTGTTTCACTATTGACTATGCTCATGGTAATCAAATAAATATTAATAGGCTGATATCCTAAACTATCAAACACATTTAACACACACAAAGGAGAATATTATGTCACTTACACCATATGAAATTAGATTAGAACTTTTGAAAATGTCTAAGGACATGCTTGAACAGGATTTTCATACTCGCCGAGAAACTGCTCTGCGTAAATGGGAGCAAGCGGTTAGTCAAAATAAGGATGCAAAGGAATTTCTGACTGAAGTTCCAGAATATCCAACGGAAGATAAAGTTATTCGTAAAGCAAAGATGCTGAACGAATTTATTTCTGAGAAATAATTCCTCGGGATGGGAATGGCAGGGGATGCGACCTACGCCATAAGTTAAAACGCATGCCGTCACGCCGAAAGGGTGGCAATTTTATTAACTCGCTTTTTAAGGAGAAACTTATGAATGCACTTTTAGACTTTCACAAATTGGATCCATGGGCCATCGGTTTTTCTGATGTTTTCAAAGAACTTCAGGAAATGGCATCAACCACATCCAAAAAATTTGTAAATTATCCACCTTACAACATCAAACAAATCAAAGACAACAAATTTGTCATTGAAATGGCTGTTGCGGGTTTTGCAAAATCTGATATTGAAGTTACATTGGAAGGTAATAAACTTGTTATCAAAGGTGTAGCACAAGATAATGAAGAAGATAAATCTAATTTTATATACAAGGGAATTGCAAACCGAAATTTCCTTCATGAATTCAAACTTTCTGATAAGATTGAAATTCAAGAAGCGGAATATGTTAATGGCATGTTGAAAATTTGGCTGGAAAATATGGTTAAAGTTCAAGATGCCGTTAAAAAAATTTCAATTAAAGAAAAAGAAGAAAAATGAAACACATCAAAAAATTCTTCAGTTTCATCATTGAAATTGTAAAGGGTGTTAAACAAACAAAACTTGAATCTCGTCAGAGAAATATTGGTGCCTAAATGGCAAACATGAATGGGGTTCTTGATTGAACCTCATTTTTGATATATAATGTCTTTATTATGAAAACATCAAATAAATCCTTTTTTAAAAAAGTTCGTGTTCGCACAAATCACGAAGAATATTATACTCTTTTGAATGTTCCTTCCAAAGAAATTGAAGGAGTGTTGTTTTTGCCTGTGGTAAAACAAGTGCCATCGCAACAAAAAACACAGGTAATACATTACATTCGTAAAGACAGTTTGGAGTTTATTAAATGATTTTGAATGAAATTAGTAAAAAAGCTTTGATGAATCGTGAAATTTTTGATCCAAAAAATGATGAACACCTAAAAATAACTAGAAGTTATTTCAAAGAAAATAAATGGGGAACTTTTTGTCCTTTCTTTTTGGAATGGCCGTATACAACCGTTCCCGAAATGTTAAAAGATAAAATCACCAGGCATTTTCTTTTTAAATAAAAAAATAGCGCCTGTAGCTCAATGGTTAGAGCAGCGGACTCATAATCCGTTGGTTAGGGGTTCAAGTCCCTTCGGGCGCACCATTATAAAAAAAGGAAAAAAATGTCTCTTACTTTAAAAAATCTTGAGAGTGCATTGGCTGGTGAGTCGATGGCACACATCAAATATCGTTACTTTGCTAAGATTGCCCGTGAAGAAGGACTTGAAGATGTTGCAAAACACTTTGAACATACGGCAGACCAAGAAATCAAACACGCATGGGGTCACCTAGAACTTTTGATTGGCAAACCTTCTACGAAAGAATGTCTTGAAAAAGCAATTGACGGTGAAACCTATGAATACACTGTGATGTATCCTGAGTTTGAAGCTGTTGCTAAGAATGAAGGTAATGAAGCTGCCGTTAAAGAAGCTAAAGAACAAATCGCAGAATCGCAAGAACATGCTGAACAATTTAAAGCGATATTAGATAAAGCAGAAAAGCGATTTGCGGCTTTGAAAAAAGTGGAACAACGTCACGCAAATGCATATAAACAAGTATTGGAGGCACTATGAAATCAGATCACGTTTGTGTAGTTTGTGGACATGTCCACGATGAAGAAACTGAGGGCAAGTGGGAGAATTTACCAGAAGATTTCCTTTGTCCAGAATGTGGTGTAGGCAAAGATGAATATGAGGTTCTTTAATTTCTGGTTATAAGTTGCCATACGATAGAAATTACTGCCATGGTAATGAATAAGCCAACCAAAGAAACAATGATGGTTAAAATATCTTCTGCCATTTGTTCTCTTTGTTTGGCTTTTATTTTTGCCATTTCTCTTTCGGCCGCATTTCTTTCTTTGATTAGGCGTGTTCGTTCTCGAAGCATGTCTTCCCAAACATCTCCATTACCACTGTATATCAACAGTTCTTTGAGTTCTTTTTCGGCATCACGTAGTCTTTTCGAATTCATTGCAAGTTCCAAAGCAACAGCACTTACTTCACTGTCACTTTTGCCGACATTTTTAGCTCTCAGTTTAACTGAAGCTGTATGTACTTTGTCGGATGAATTGAAAAATTTTACAAATTCGCCAGTTAAAGATTGAACATCTTTACCTAAAGCTATTGCTTTTTTGATATTATTAACAGAAGATTGAGCCACACTAAACGCAATGCCGATTGTAACAGGATCAATCATAACATTATTTAGGATATGAAAGAAAAATTTATTGATGCATATATGAAAACGGCTGAAGTATTTGCTGAATTATCTTCGGCTCGTAGACTTCATGTTGGTGCGATTGTTGTAAAAGATGACCGTATCATTTCTATCGGTTATAATGGAATGCCTTCTGGTTGGGACAACAATTGTGAATACGAAGAAGAAGTTTTACAAAGCGAATTTGGAAAAGGTAATTGGCTAGAGAAAACTGGCCAATTAAAAACTAGACCGGAGGTACTTCATGCTGAAACAAATGCGATTGCTAAGTTGGCTAAATCTACAGAATCTGGTGACGGTGCTACACTTTTCGTTACTCATGCACCTTGTTTGGACTGTGCTAAATTGGTTTACCAAACTGGTATTAATTCTGTTTATTATCGCAATTCTTACCGGAGCCAAGAAGGATTAGAGTTTTTGGAAAAGGCAGGAGTTAAGGTAAACAAAGTTTAATTTCATATGGTGAAATAACCTGAGGTCTAAATATTGTATAATAGGTGATTAACTGGAGACTCGCATGAAATTGAGAATAGTTAATTGTCCTGATA